TTCGGGCGAAACCAAATTTGGAGCTTCAAGTCGTTGGTCTGTGACCTCTTTGACGCGGCTGATAATCTGCTCTTCAAAGTCTGAGCGCTGGCTGGCTACGCCAGTCGAGCCGCCCAGGAAAGTTAGCGCGTTAGAAGCGCGGAACTCGTCGCCCAGGTCCGATATCTCACCGGAACCGGCGTGGGGCTGTGTCTGTGCGCGGTTGAAGAGGTTGCGGCTATCGAGCAGGGGCATTAACGAGCGCCTCCTTGTGCCGGGTTAACAATGCCTTCGGTGTCGCCAGTCGGTTGGTCTTCAAGGCCAGTCGGCAACGCACCAAAGCGGTCGATCACGCCTTCAATATTCAGGACGAAGGGCTGAGCAGTAACATTGCCGTCTTCGTCAGCTACGCGGACGGGTACGAGGCTCGTGTTGGTATTGTCGGGCAGTTCTAAAACGTAACCACGGTCTGTTAGCCGCCAAAACGCTTGGCGCAACTCTGCTGAGGTAGCACTGCGGAACTGACCTGTAATGTCTTGTACGATTGGCGTGCCATTGCCAAATTCCTTAGCGAATGCCGTATCAATATTGGAACGGAACTCTTGAAACTCATCTTCGCCTACGCCCGCAGGCAGCAAGATACGAATGTTGCCGGTTGGAACATCCACGCCTTCAATACCCGAAGCTGGATCAGCAGACGGTGCAACATCAAGCGCGTCGGAAGTCACATCGGCAAAACCGCCTTCTACTTCGCCACTCTGACTAACGAAACCACCAGCAGCCAGCCGAACGGCCTTTTCATATGTGCGCTGGTCAAACTCGTCAAATTGACCCGACTGTGCAACCAGCGATGCATATATAGCGTCGGCACCGCTCAGGGTTTGAGCAAAAGCGCCGGGGTCGTCAGCGAACGTATTGCCAGCAATGTTGGTCACAGCCGCGCGACGATCAGTAACCTTGTCGGCGAACAGATCGCTAAGCTGACCTTCGTCCAGAATTTCGCGTCCACGGAACATCAAGCGGAGGTTTCGGTCGAGCGAGGGATTGGACGGCACGCCGACTGCAACTGCCATCACGTTTTGCAGGAAGGGGTCCTCAAAGAACGAGGTCTGTGCGATACGCCGCATGGTGTCGCGGTCAGTTCCAGCAATATTACGGATGGCTGCGATCTTGTCGTCTGTGCTGCCCTGCTCAAACGTTTGTTCAAGCGCAGCGGTTTCTTGGGGCCGGAAAAACGGTACAGTGCCGACAGCGGGGCCGAAGCTGTCTTGTGCCGTTTCGACTTGCTCGCGCCGATTGGCAAGCTGGTCAGGTGTAGCGGTAGTCGGATCGAGGTCTTCGAGGTTCACTACGCTGCCGTGCTGTTCCATCATGTCCAACAGCAGCCCGTTGTCGTTTAGCTTTTTCAGCCGTCCGAGAATGGTACGTGCGTTCTTTTGTCGTCTAGTGAAATCCGCTGCCTCAGCAGTAGTTGCATCTTGAGGCGGGCGAGCCTGGGTAAGTTCAACAAGCTCAGTAATGGTAGCGGGGTCGCCAGACAGCGCCCCCGAAATATCGTCGTTTTGTTGAAGGATCACTTCAGCTTCCCGCTCGGAAAACAGGCCCTTCACGCGTGCACGGTCTTCCTCACGCAGCATTCCAGCGGACGCCAGCGTAGTAAGGTCGCGCTTCTCAGTACCAGCAGCAGCCTTCGCTTTGCGCTCGACCATACCAAGCAGGATGCGGCGGCGCTCTTCAGACAGGTTCTTGGCCGTCTTCACGAAGCGCTCAGCCTCGCCCAAGCGGTTCTGTGCGAGCAGTACGTTGGCACGTTCAATCTCGAAACCTTCAAGACGAACGCGAACTTCCTCTTCGGCCTCTTCCTCGGTGATAATTCCCGCTTCTACTTTACCATCAACTGTCTGGATCAAGTCCGTAACAGCTTGTTCACGCACGTTGCGGTTTTCGGAGCGTGCAAACTCATCGGAAAGCGTAGCCGCAGCATTTTCTACGCTGGCTTCGAGTTCGGCTTGCGAGCGTTGAATGGAGTTCCGATCCACCTGAGCCGCCATAAGGACCCGGCGGCGTGCCAGCGAACGGAATACGCGCTGCTGCGTCTCTGAGAAGGTAGCATTGTCTACTAGATCACGTACGATTTGCTTTGACTGTTCGCGGAACTCTTGTGGCGCACTCTCAAAGTCTTCATTCTGAAGCTGCTCACTCTGAAGTTGCGTTAGCTGCTCGATACCGGCCACCTCAAGCTCAGTCTGCTCGCGCTGCTGTTGTTGCTCGCGCAGCTTGATGCCCAGGCCACGTACCGCTTCTCCGATCCCCGAAAAGTCCGGCGCAGGAGTTTGCCTTGCAGTAGGCTGCTGTGTCGGTGACGGTCGCAGGCGTGGCGAACCGCGCTGCGGTGTCTGTGCACCACGGCGGCGCACTTGCCTACTAAGTCCACGTTGTCCGCGCTCAATGCCAGGGATCGTTACCATATTACGTTCCTATGTTGAAGTCTACTGCGGGGCCGGAAGAACCAGCACTACTGCTACCGACACTCCGCGACAATCCAATATCCGCACCTGCACCAAGCAATCTGCCCCCAGCGCGGAAGAATGAGTTTTCAAGCGCTTGTTGCCCTTGAAACTCACGGATGCGCGCCTCATTGCGCGAGGCTTGAGCTTCGCTTTCACTCTCGAATGCGGCGAGTTCGCCTTCGTGTTCTAGCAGCCGCGCTTCAAGCTCATTTTCTGCGGCAATATCTTCAAATACGTCCAGAGGCGAGCCCTCAAAGGTGATGCCCGACGAGGCGACCCTTGCACGAGCGCTGCCCTCTTGCCGCCGCGCTTGTCTGCGCCGCCTTGTAGCATCAGCCTCGGCAGCATCCCGTGCTTGCTGTGCACGGAAGTCAGCGTTACGAGCTTCAATTCTGGACAGCGATGCATTCAACTCAGCGGTGCGCTTAGCTTGTTGGCCAGCGCTAATCTCGCCAACTGCGCCAATAACCGCCGAAGCTGCCAGTAGAAGCTCAACACCAGTCATTATTTACCGATCCGTGCAAGCATATAGTGATCGTATCCGTTCACATAGTTTTTCAAACGACCTTCGATCCTGAAGCCCAGCATATACAGGAACTTGATATGTTGTGTAAATCTAACATCTACCGTCGCTTCAAGACGTGGAAAGTTGAGCTTGGAAACAAAAATCTGTGCCGTCTCGCCGATGCTTCGCAGGCGTGCAACGCCGGGATTGTCAGCTAGCAGTAGCCAACCGACATAGCGGCCCTCCCACATCTTTGAGAAACCAGCTAAACACCAAACTGAGCCATCTTCCTCATCCACAAAGGCATAACCGTACTCACTTGCAAGAAGCGCTTCGCGATAGCGCGTGTCGGCCAGCAACTTTTCAAGCTCTTCCTGGTACGGCTGCAGTGGGCGCATCTTATCGAGGTGTTCCCTGGTCAAGCGTTCAAGTGTAATCATTATTTGCTCCCTCCAAATTCCAGCGTAATTGTGATGCTCAGTACGTCAGCAGGAAATGCTTGGTCTGTCTGCACGACAACAGCATTTTCAATAGTATGCCTCATTCTTAATGTGGTAGTCAGCATTCCAGTAAACAAGGGCACTGGCTCATTCATTTCATCAGCACTGCTGCGCAACGGAATGCCGGTTAAATCGTCAGCGTTCTCGCCGTACTCAAGGCCCAGAGCATTCCACACCTGAATATGAATTTTGTGCGTACGCTTTATCTTGCCGCGCGTAGTCAGTTGTGAGACGCCCTGTTCAATAGGCATGGTCTTCACGCGACTAGTGTATTGAAGCCCAACTTGGGCCTTCGTTACCTCGCGATCAAGTGTGATAGAGCCACTAGACACGGTAACATTAGGATGCCGTGAGCCGTCAGCCAACACTGCAACCTCTTCACCTTCCAAGTGATCCAGCCCTGAAATAGTGTCAGTGGCCGATCCGCTAAATTCAAGCGAGCTATCCACGAATACAGCGTCTTCCTGAGCAATTGTCTCGTCATAAAAGTCCTCCACAAACTCAACGTAGCGTTTGGTTTGACCATCGATGGTGCGTTTCACGATTAGCCACACCTGATCTTGCGTAGCCTCCACAATGGTTACAGCGCTTTCAACTACTGCCTGACCACCTGAAAATTCACCGCCGATGACCTGTTTGGCCCATGCAAAGACATTCTGGTCGCGCTCAAAAGTAAGGGTAATGATTTCGCCGTCTTCTGTAGGTATCCAAAGCGTGCTATCGGGGTTTTGCTGATATGTGATCGCCGCACCGCCGGAGCGCAATAGATGCTCAGATAGGATCGAAAGGTCACGGCTGATAAAGCCGTCAACGTTAAAGTCAAAGATATATTCACGAAGTGTCTGAGCGCCGCGTTGAAGGTACACAACTGAGTGACCGACCTTGGTAGGTAGTGCGTTTTCTACGCTGCCACGATTGGTCTGGAACGTAGCTGTAACACTGTTTGGCCCAAGAGGATCGGTCGTGGTAGCCGCAGTCACTACGGCTTCACCATCGGCCGTACCAATAAGCAAACCGCGCGCGGAACTCAGCATCCAGCGCACCGCATTCACCTGGTCACTGGCCAAGGTAATTGTGAAACCGTGATCGTCCGCCACCGTGCCATCATCGTCTGACGGCGCGAAGTTAGTGAAGTCACCCGAGCGCGAGGCCCAAACCGTTTGTGGGTTGTCATCTGAAGCCGCGAACACCAAGCGTTCATCGTGGAATGTTACAACTTGGGGCCAGCCGGTAGTATCTGACCAAGCACCAAGCCGCCAGGTCTCGCGGGCGTTGGTATTTGGTAGCGTGTCGGTATCACCAACCGCCTTGATCGTGGCGGTGACGTTGGTACTGTCTGTGTGAGCCGTAATTTCCATCCAAAACCACGTACCATCACTGGCCTTGAAACGGATCAAACGACCTACGTCAGTGGACTTGAAGCCGTCGCCATCGTTGATGCCGGTGGTGGAGGAAGCGGTAATAGTAACGGAGCCACTAGTACCGCTGGGCGTCAATGTCGTGGATGTATCGTTTTGGGAAAGGTATGGGCCGTCCTCAAAGTCAAAATCTACAAGCTGCCAATTCGTATCGGAGAGCCGTTGCAGTTCTTGAGGTTCGTGATCGCCATGTACAATGTAGAGGATATCTGCCGACTGAGTAAACTTAAGTTCGGGCATGTCACTTTCGACGTAAGGCGTACCTGACACCTCCACAGGCGAACCGCCGTCTACAAGCTGGCCTTCATCGCGGTAAAACCGAATGAAGCCTTCGGAGAACTCACAAGCGTAAGATTGAACCGTGGAAAACTGAAACGGGATCAGTCGCGTTTCCTTGCTGCTGTCTTTCACCTCAGCGGCAAAGCGCGTACCAGGACGGCGCGTCACACCGCCAAACGGCACGGTGACAAAGTTGAGTTGCTCAGCAACGCCGTTGAAGAAATCGTTGAAGTCCAAGCGCCCCTTCAGGCGCGGCGAAAGCTCACCTGCGGTAAAGTTTGTCTGTACAAACTCAAAACGGGCCATTAGACATCCTCAATCGGACGGAACTTGTCCTCCGGTTCTAAGCGTGCATCCAACCACTCGTCGGCAATAAGCTCTTCGGGGAGATTTTCCATCGCGTCAGCGGAGCGCGCTTCTTGCATATTGTCCTTGAACTCTTGGCGCAACTCATTTTTCAGTTCGCTATCTTGTGGGATAATCTCGGCAAGTTCCATTGCAAGGCGAGAAGCAAACGCCTCACGGAAAAGTGGGTCTTGTTTAGTTGGATCAGTAACATCGCGAATATACTTCAAATTGGCAGTGCTACTGTCGGTCAGGATAAACTCACCTTCCTGCTCGTAATCGTCTTCAAAATCGTTGAACTTGATAGTACGTACCCAATCGTTGGGCAGCTTATACTTCTTATCGAACTCAAACGCAGGCGTATCCGTAGCCTCTGCGAGTGCACTTCGCGCACGAGCGAAGTTCCAGTTGCCAGCACGCAGAACAACCTGTCGGATGTGATCAAAAACAAGATTAACCGCTCGCGCGGCGTCGTTGTCCTCGGTCAAGCTGTTGATGCTAGGTTCGCCAATCTTAGACAGCGCTAGATTGGCGATTAGCACATCTGAAATGGTAGCCATTACGGCCTAGGCTGGTTCTGCTCACGAACGCGCTCAAGCATCCGCTCAAGCGTGGTCCAGAAGTCTAGCTTGGAACTAAAACCGCTGTCATCAACGCGAAGCTCAACGGACCCGGCATTGGGGGCCAGTGTACCTTCAGTCATGTCGGACTTCTGTTCGACCTTGGTAGCAGAAATGGAATAATTGGCCATACTCCCTCCAAAGTGGTGGGAGGGCCAGAGCCCTCCCGGTTAGCCTTACTCTACAGTGTAGAGGATAACCAACGTCACGGTTCCGCCGGTATTCACGGCGGCGTCCTTGAGCGTCAGCTTAACATCGAGCTTCGTCTGCGGGTCTTCGGACTGCGAAGCCACAAACTCCCAAAGCTCCTTACCGGCGTCTTTGAAGTCCTTAATAACGGACGTGTCGGTGGCCGTAGCCACGTCGATGCCGTCATTCAGGGCGTCGTCATCGTCGGTAATGCCGCTGTCGCCAGACTGGTTAAAAACGCCAATGTCCATAGTGGGAGCACCACTGGACGCAAGGTCGTCGGTAAGCAGCTTGGAGTGCGGCAGGATTACTGCATTGGAAGGCAGACGAGCCATCAGGTAGGTGGAGTTGGCACTGTCACTGGAGCCGACCTCAACCGTCTCGACCGAAGCGCGCACCTTACCAGTGATAAGACGCGACTTGACCTTCGGAGCCGAAAGACTGGCATTGGTCAGGTCGTCCATAAAGTTAGTGCCGTCCAAGTTAACAACAGCCATTGGTTGTTACCTCCTTACTCGTTGCAAAGGATTTCCACGACCTTGTCCTCTTCAAGACGGGTCGAGCCGACCGAAGTCTTGTAGTACACGTAGGTCGAGAAACGCTTGTCGGAACGCTCGGTGATACGAGCCGTGGGCGCTTGCGCCTCAGCCAGCACCATGCCGGTCATCGCCCAAGCGGGCAGTCGCCGGTCACTGTTGCTGTCCGTTTCAAGCCGCTCAGTGCCAATGAAGATGAAGCCAACAAAAGTGTTAAGCTCGCCCTGCACCAGCGCCTTAATGGTGTTGAAATCGGCACTCGTTACCTCGGTCGTACCCAGGAGATTGTCGTCCTGCTCAGCCGTGGTGGCAATGAACAGACTGTCTCGCTCGATATCGACCTCGTTGGCCTTCAGGATGCGGCGCGCTTCGCGCAGCTTATCCACGGTCAGGCCCTCGCCGGTGCCATCACCGTCGAAGTCCACAGCAATCGTGTTGCTTGCCGGGAAGCTAACGGAGCCATCGCCTTCCTTACCCGTATCCGCATCAGCGAAAAATGCGGGGATGATCTGGTCGTCAATCGCACGACCAATGGCCCACGATGCGTTCTGCACGTAGGACGAAGTGGGGTCGTTCAGCAGCTTAAGCTTATCGAAATCGTCGATCAGGTCGCCCCACTCAATGTCCGTCATGCCAACCCGACGCCGAGCGTGCGGGGTGTTCATAAGCGGACTATCGCCGTGACGGTCGGTCACGACTTGAGCTTCGGTGGCGTCAATCTGATCGAAAAAGGCAAACTCGCCAGTCACACCGGACTTTAGCATAACCGCGTTGCGGAGCTTCGAGCCCTGTTGCTGCGACAGCGTAGTGATGCCGCGCTCAAATTGCTTAACGAAGCTAGTAGTGATTTGAGTAGACATTTTCTACCTCGGTTCTACATTGAGCCTCTTTTTGAGCCTTGACGTGCTACCCCAGGACGGGACACTCGCAGCGCGGATTTGGACCCGAACGGGGCTACCCAAGTATCCTACTACACTATATGGTATCAGGGATGGTGATTTTACAAGGGGGGTATGTAGAAAAAGTGGGGGCCGAAGCCCCCATAGTGGTTAAAGCGTGATAGGTTCGTCTTCCTGGCTCTCAGGATAGGCCAGCCGCATAAGCTCGTCCATTTGCTTGACAGCTTCATCGTGGCCAGCAGCATTTCCATTGTAGTAGCGCTCGGTGAACTTATTGTCGCGCTCAAGCTCGCGAATTTCAGCCTTGGCTTGGTCCGGCGTCAGTGTAAAGCCCGAGTTGCCACCACTTGGAACGCCATCTTCCATCAGCGGCTCGCCCGCCTTTACGAACGCCTTTACAACGTCCGCATCATTTGCGAGCCCAGCCTTTTCAAGCTTCTCAAGCACAGCATCGCCGCCGTACTCTTGAAGCGCCAGCTTAGCGGCCTTCATCTTCTCAGGGAACGCCTTGCCGTACTCCTTTTGGAGCGCAGCCTTGCTTTCCTCATAGGTCTGGTCAAGGTGCTTATCGACCGCTTCAAGGCGGTTTTGTGCCTCACCTTGATACCACTCGTAGAGGTCCTTGGTCTGCTGCGCTGTAAGGCCCATCTTGTGCGCCGCTTCCTTGAAGTTGCCTACGAACTCTTCGTCCGGAGCAAATCGCGGATCGGCGTCTTCAGGCGTCTCAGGCAACTCGTAAGCGTCAGGCGTCTCGGGCCGTCCGAGCTTGTTATAGAACTCGTCGATCTCTTCCTGAGTAGCGTCTTCACCCGGCATCGCAAGCTTGTCCTTACCGACCATGCGCTGCGCGTGAACGTAACTCTTGGCCAGCGAACCCACGTCCTCAATGTCTTGAAGGGACGGATCGTCTCGCAAGTCTTCGGGCAGTTGATCGTGGAAGGAGCTACCTTGCTCTTCACCGCCCTGCTCGGCTCCTGCGTCTATTAAGTTGTCAGCCATTCGTCATCCTCCTGCTCTTGCATGTATTCAGCTTCCATAATCATTGACCGCACATCTTCACGGCTCATTCGCAACTGATTTAAGATATAAAGGACGACGTTGCGCTCGCCCTCTGAGTGAAAAGTCAGATTGAGGTTTTCTTCGTTGATGGTTGTGCCCATCATGTGAAAATGGCGCATGAGGTCTTCTAACACGCGCTGTCCAGCAGACGACGAAAACGTCTGCCGGTAATCTTCTAGTAGCTGTAGCTGCTTCTTCCTCCCAAACATTAACCTTCCTCTTGGTCGCCAGCCAGCGCTTGCTCAAGCGCTTGTCCGCCCTCAGCAGCACTTTGTACAGCCTCGCCGCCAGAACGAAGCTGCTCAACCAGTTGCTGCCCCTGTTGATTTTGCTGCATCTGCTCGCGCGCAGCAGCGGCCTGCTCTTCCGCGGTCATAAGCTGAGGCGGGATGTTGGTCAGTCGCCCCAGCACCCGAACAAGTTGGTTCGTATCAATGTTGACCACCGCTTCGGGGTCCAGTTCAAGTACCGGTAGCACGACACGCAACCAACGGTTGATGTTATCTAACCGGGTCGCGCGCTGTGCTACTGCGGCGGGGGATACAAATTCAATGTCCACTTCAACATCTTCCGTTCCGGCCCCGCTGATAACTTGGGGTGCTGGCGGAAGCTGTCCGTTACGGGCCTTGATGCTCAGAACTCGCTGGATCAATGGCACCAACAGTTCGGTCTGTAGGCGGCTAATCATTGGTGACATAAGCCGGAAGCGATTTTCACGGCGGTCGATAATCTCGGTGGCCGTCATTCGGTCACTCTCGCGAAGCTGCGTTAGATCAATGAAGAATGCACGCATGATCTGTTCGCGCCGCTGGTTCATCATATCGATGCCAATGTCAACACGCCCGTTTGTAACGAGAGGCTCAATACGGTCGCGACTGCCAGCACGGAAGTAGTTAGTGCCGCCGGGCCGCGTCTTCAGCGGACCAATGAAGCCATCATCCGGCACCATCAGGGGTGGATCAGTTACCTTCTGTGCTGCTTTCAGCACCGTCTTGGACATAGCTTGCAGCATTTTAATGTCGGGCAGCACTGTCATGGCCTGCGAGCGCCCATAATTCTCGCCGGGCACCTTTGACCAGCGCGGTACCATGAACGGAAACTCGTCGAAGCCACCCTCAAGCAAGATTTCCTTGCCGGGCAACCAGATATGAATGCTGCTGAAAGGCTTGTTGGTCGTATCTTTGAGGCGCGGATTGCGGTCGTCATTGGGCATGACAACGTGGAGCAGTGGTTGAAGCTTGTTCGGCTCCTTGTCAAGCGCCTCCCTCACCTTAGTCGGCAGACGCTCCTGTCCATAGAAACCGGCCATCTGGTGCGCTGTCCAATCAAAGCGACGGAACACTGTGTCTATCTGACCTCGATGGTCCTCACGGATGAAACACTCGCTAAGCGGTCGCGTCATAAATTTGAGATCGTCAGTGCTGTCGCCCACGAACATACAACTTGTGCCGAACGCCGCCTCTTCCAGATATAGCTCCCAGATGCTGCTTTCAAACATCGTTCGATGAGAACCGAAGTCGGACAGTAGCAGTTGTGCAATCTGGTCCAGCCAGCGCCGAACGCTGTTCAAGCTGTTAAGTTCCTCATCGTCCTTGATCTTCAGCGAGAGCCACGGCGTCGCTGCATTGGTCAAAAATGCATGTAGGGTAGCTGCTAGGCGCTCATTGGCCCAAATGGCCGTACTGTCAAATACCTTATTGTGTCGCTTCTGCCCGCGCGTGCGCGCTGTATTAAAGTCACGTCGTGGCAGCACGAGATCAGATACTTGTTGGAAAAGGTCGTCAAAGGTGCGGCGTTCACTTTCCGCTTGTTCAAACTGTTGAATGATATGCTTGGCACGTTCGGTTGGCATTCTAACTCCTTTCGACAATTGGCGCTGGTAGCTGTCTCCCGACTTCGCTTACCAGGGCCGTGCGTCGGCACGTATGGACTGCTCCTATCTCTGTGGGGCAGCGGCTTCGGGTCCCCTCCGCAATCTTGGTCGGGGCGGTCAGGTTAGCTTCCACCGTCATTATGTGACAGCAAACGTCACGCTGGCGATATCATCTAGCGTACTTACGTGGATGCCGTTCTTGAACCGGATGCGGTCCAGATAAACCGGAATTGTCGTGTCTGCATCGCCCACGGCAATGTCAATATCCAAGCGTGTGTCGCCGCCGTTACCATCGGTTAGGACAAGCTGGGCCTTGCTCGAAATCGTAGCCGCCGTTCGGATCATCACGGCCTGAAGGATCGTATCTCCAGTGGTCGCTGCGCCCGTCGTGGTAATTTTCTTTGCTGCGTTGCTCATGTTACCTCCTATCTCTTTCCATATAGTGATTTGTGCCTGCGTTTGTCAACCGTGTCTGGATCACGGCCAACGGCTTCCGTTTCAGCGTCTTCTGCTTGTGGTGACGCTGTACCAGTTACCTTGACTATTGCAGATGCTGAAACACTGCTATCTTGTGCCGTTGGTGTAGCTGCTCCTGAAGCTATAGCCTTAACCGTTGCGTTAACAGAAGACGCGTCTGGAACGATAGCAGCGCTTGCCAATATCTTTACACTACCAGCAGCGTTCGTGCTGGCATCTTGCGCATTTGGTGACGCTGTTCCGCTGATCTTAGGTGCACCGCCAGAAGCATTAACACTAACGTTGTCAGCCGAAGGCGTACCTATGCCACTAATAAGAACCGTTGTAGTAGCATCTGCTACTGCTTGCTGTGCAGTTGGGGATGCTGTTCCGCTAACAGTTAAACCGGCGACTGCTGAAACTGTTGAAAGGCCCGCTATTACGTCTGCGGTACCCGTGACGCCCCCGCCCACGTTCTCGGGCGTGCCCGCGCTGGCGAAGGTGGCGGGGTCGTTGTGATTGTTCCACTCGGTCAAATGCCAGTCGGCATCGACCAGAAACCCGTAAACGAATATCCAGTCCCAGCGGCACGAGGTCAGACGGCTCTCACCCGGCGCATGGTTGAGATGCAGCGAGGCGTCCGCCGGCGAGGCGTTGTCAGAAGTCGTGTCGGAATTGCCCGCACCGCTCGGGTTGGACCACCTGGAAATGCTGTCCCCGGTCATCGGCAACACGCCGTGAGCGACCGTCAGAACATTGTCGGCATAGTTGAACGCAGCCGGGAGGATCGCGCCACTAACGACAAAGCGACTATCCTCCCCTTGCACTTCCATATTGTCGTCGGTCTTGACGAGACCCCACACGTGAGCACGATTCAAGCCGTCGTCGTCGGTCAGCTCGCAGATCGTCGCGACCGTGTAGTCCTCGTCCTGGTTGAACACAGACGGAGTGGTCGCGCGGTCCGTCCCGTCCGCCGCGTCGATCAGCACGCTGTCGCCGAAGGGGCCCGCGACAATCGTGCCGCCCGTGAGCGTGAAGTCGTTGCCGCCTCCGGTCAGGTCGACCCACGACGACAGCGTGTTCGCGCGCCACGCACCCAGACAGTCCTGGTAGACCGCGTTGCGCCCCGCCGGGTCGGTCACGGCGGGCTGGCTGTCGGTGCCCGCGGTGTCGTACCAAACGTAGATCGTGGTGTCGGCACCCTTCGAGAGGGAATTCAGCCGCACCTTCATCTCGCTTTGGCCGTTCGCCGGGTCGGGGTCGGTCGCGAACGTGACGACGTGAAGGGGGAGAACGACCGTCCCCGCTTCGTCTTCCGTGAAACGAACGTCCCCACCGCCGTTCTGCGCCGGGTGCGGCCCGTCCGAGTCGAATATCTCGGACGGCAAGTTGGCCTTGGTAATCAGAGCGAGATAACCGCTCAGCGAGCCGCTCGTGCCGCCGACCTTCGTGTTGTCTATAACGACCGGCGCTCTTCGCCTGTGGTCGAGGCCGTCGGCCATCGGTTGTCCCTCAGAGCGCCAGGATGCTGTCGACCGACGCCAGCACGTCGTCCATCTTCGCCTTGAGCCCCTGCGCGTTGGTCTTGATCTTGTCCAGCGTGCCCTGCTCGTGGACGCCGTCCGCCGCGTCGATGGACGCCTTGACCGTCTGTGCGCCCACCAGCCCCCGGTCGGCCGCCGCCTGCAACTGGCTCACCAGCCGGTCGGCCTGCTGCCGCAATTCCAGGATTTCCCGCTCGGTCTCGACCCGCCGGAACTCTGCTTCGCCTTTCGTCGCCATGTCTCGATCCTTTCTTATCTCAACTTAGTTAGGTGCCGTGTAGTCAAACGATGTAATTTCAACCGTCTGACCAGAATTGATACTGGTATTATCGAGTTCCATATCACCGCCACCACCAGTACCTGTAACCGAACCGTCAAACACCTTAGCATTATTTTTGTCTCGCACGGTAAAGCGGTCTGCGGTTCCCGTATTATCAGCTGACGTATCGGACTTCGGTAGTCCATCCAATGTCATACTACCCGACGATGCAGCACCAAACGCCGGATCGTTCAACTCGATGGTGGCCAATGTAGTCGGCCCTGAGCTTTCCTCAATAATCAAATCGCCGTTGGCATCAGTGCTTCCAGCATTGACTTGGTCATCGACCGTATCGGCCATTGCATTTCGTGCAGCAGTAGAGTGCGTTACAGCCATTATCTAACCCTTCCTTTCACGCGCGCCCGCGCTCTGGCACGCTTGTCGTACAAAATTTCTACCAAACCCGACTGTTTCCAACCGCCTGCCTCAAACACGCGGTCGTGCAACCACGAATTGTCAGGGCGAATGTTGTAGATCAGTCCTTTGACATAACGCTGTTGTTGGCCACCCGGCAAGGTTGTCACAAAATGTCGTTGAGGGGTGAACAGAATAGAGTTCTGAGGTCGATTGAGCGGCTCGGCAGGTGTGATATTTGCGTCGTCACGCTTAAACAGTTTTGTTACCCAACCAAACATTACTCGCCTCCCAGAAGCTGCTTACGCCGGACATTTTCACTTTCGAGGTCGCCGTCGCTCAGCAAAGTGCTGGCACGGCCTTGGGCTCGCCGGGCGCGCCTACGCGCCGCTTCGGCCTCAGCTTGGACTTCCGCGTCACTTCTGCGCGGGGTAGCTGCGGGACGCTGGACAGGTTGCCGGATGATATCCGGGCCTCCGCCTCCCGTAAACAGATTAACAAAACCGCTCATTGGAGCCTCCATATTAGACGTACATCTACTGTAAATATGGCCAGCCGCTCAGAAGTCTTCAAGGGGGTCGTAATCGGTATCTACGGTATCGACCATGTGTGCCATTGTATCATAGCGCGGGCGCGCGTGACGGAGGTCCATGACGCCGTAGTGCATTGCCGACATAACGTCGTCGCGCTCGGCAACCACCTTACCGTCGCGCCGGTGGTAAGTGTTTTTCTCGGAGAACCATTCACTGCACGTCGTGAACACGCGCAGGCGGCCTTCGCGCATACGCTCAAGGCACTCTTGAATGATTGGCTCACGCGGTTGCGCACCGCCCTTGTCGGGGTCCATGCGTGCGCTTTCAGGCAGCATTCGGACGCCCTTCTCGGCGTACAGATCACGGAGCGGCTTGCCACTGCGCGGATCGGTCTTAAGGCCATCGTGCGGCCATGCCACCGGCAGCTTAGCAGCGCCGCGCTGTTTGAGGGCGTCGGCATAAGTTGAAATCAGTTCGCGTTCCTTTTTGTACACGTCCGTAATGTAGATTGTGTCGTTGTCCGGATTGTAGGCCATGCAGACGAGAGCCGTTGGATGGTCAAAGCCAAAATCGATCCCAATGATCTGGCGGTAGTAGTCGGGCACCTCAAAGGGCTCGACGGACACCTCATCATCGCTCACCGGATAGATCAGGCCCTCGCCCATCGCTGGCAAGCCCTTGGTCCGTGCTAGCTTCTCGGCGTCGGTGTACTGCGCTTCAATCTCTTCACGCTCTTCCTGTTTGTAAAAGGTAGCGTCGTCTAGTGTCATCTGCACCACGCCGCGCTGCCGATTGCCCGGATCACCCTCTTCAGGCTCAAGGAACATGGCAACCACTTGTGTCATGCCCATCAGCGGGGTAAATGTAATCATGGAAAGGCCGCCCAGGCGGTTCAGCCGTGTGAGGCCCTCTTTGTAAATGTCATAGGGAGGCTCTTCGTCGAACCAGATCAGGTCGAGCGTCTCGCCCTGCCACTTCTCACGGCCTCGCTCATAGGACTTGAACCAGCACGTTGAAACGCCGCCGTTGACGTGTCGCACCTGGAAGCTGTCCACGCCATCGGGGATGCCTCGTGAGAGCGTGGGCGTGCCAAGGAGCAACTCGCCGGGAATGGTGCCGGTGCCCCAATTACGCTTGCGGCCCAGCAGGATACGCTGCGGGTTGTCACGGGTGCTTTCGCCGGTCACGCCTGCTGCCCAGCAGTTGATCGGCCGCGACCAGCGCTTGCCGGTCCACCACTTAGGATACTTGCCCGTCATGTGCATAGCAAGCTCGATGCCCGCGCTGAAGGTCTTGCCGGTCTGATTGCCCGCCATCAGCAGCCGGTGCCGTTTATACTGGCCCATTGAATGGAACTCGGCCTGCTTGGGCGTCGGCTCATAGTTCTTCAGCTTGCTGCGCTCGCGCACGTCTTCGAGCTTCGAGCGCAACTCTTCAAGCTCTTCGAGCCGTGCTTTAAGTTCTTCAGTCTGCATCTTCGGGCTCCACCTCTTCGGCGGTGCCTTCGATCAGCTTACCTCCGGCCGCACCAATCTCTTGCACAATCTGCTCGATGCGCCCGAGAATTTCCTTCTCGTCATCGCCAAACTCGTGCTTGTGAATTTGCGTCCGGTCATCGTCACCCATCGCGCGGTCAAGGATATCGCGTGCCGCTTGGCGCCGCACAGCCTCGCTCTCGGCTTCCTGGGCAAGCTCGATAAGCGTATTGAACGCAATGACGCCGCCGTAGCCGAACATCTGCTGCGTGCACTCGACCAGCGCCGCTTTCACGCGCGGATTGGTCCGCAGCAGCTTGTAGGCATAGGAGCGGTCCATGTTGGCAGCCGCCGCCGCCGGTCCAACGCGCCCGAGTTGCAAGAACGCATCAATGAGGTCCGCTTGTTTGTCTGTGAGCCCGTGGCGCAGCGCATGGTTGCGCACGAGCGCCGTCTTGGACTTGGGTTGCATATTGCTCATGCACCTTATGTGGGGCGCGCGGCGCGCGGTGTCAAGGGGCCGGACGAAAAAACCCGGCGTGGTTCTGGACGGGCTAGGACGCACGCGCCCGCCCTTTCTTGGGGACCCTCCCCCCGCCGTTCACGAAACGTTCCGTGAACAAATCGCGCACGAACGAGCAACAGCGCAGCGCGCCTGCATACGATGGTGTGCGAGCGCCACCCCACACGTGCGGCCGTACGCGCGCGTGCGCCTACGCGAGCGACGATCATGCG